ATGCCTATACAACATCAGATTTCTTCAATCACCCGCCAAACCATCCCTTTATCGCACCGTGATAATTTCTGGTTTCAGCATTTTCATACTGTACCTTTATGGATCAAGCTAGAAGGCCAAATATTTCATTTTATGGACAGCTTTTGTGATGAGTACCACGGGGCCTTCTGGGAGTTCTGCGTGTTATCGAATCAGGGCGCATTTATTTACCCTGCTCTGACGGAAAAAGAGGTGACCTTATTTAATCCTCATAATGGCAATGAAGCTACACTGGGGCCCGAAGCCGCTGGAATAGCGGTTTGTTTAATGGTTTTTAGCCTCTGGTCGTTTAAAACGGAAAGTGAAGTGATGGTAAACCGCTTTTATCAATTACGAAACTTCGCGATACAGCATCCTGAAAGCGCTGAAATATTTCATCTTATAGATTAAGCCCTCCCTCATTTGCTATCCAATATATATTCTTTCTCATCTCATTAATTTTTATAGGAATTCACATGACTCATTTAGCTTCCCGCTTTGGTAATGCCAATATCATCCGCCGTGACCGTCCGTTAACCTCAGAAGAATTGTATCGCGCCGTTCCCAGTATTTTCGGTGATAATAAACATGAATCCCGCAGTGACCGCTATACCTATATCCCTACCATTACTTTGCTTGAGAGTTTACAGAAAGAAGGTTTTCAGCCGTTCTTTGCCTGCCAGACCAAGGTGCGTGATGTCAGTCGCCGGGAGCATACCAAACATATGTTACGCCTGCGCCGCGAAGGCCAGATTACCGGTAAGCAGGTGCCAGAAATTATTCTGCTCAACAGCCACGATGGTTCATCGAGTTATCAGATGCTGCCAGGGTTATTTAGGTTCGTCTGCCAGAATGGTTTGATTACCGGCCAGACCTTCGGGGAAGTGCGGGTCCCTCATAAAGGGGATGTCGTGGAGAAGATCATTGAAGGGGCTTATGAAGTGCTGGGGCTGTTTGGCCGCATGGATGAGCAACGTGATGCGATGCAATCTCTGCTATTACCACCACACGCACAGCAGGCACTGGCCCATGCAGCATTAACCTACCGCTTTGGTGAAGACCACCAGCCAGTCACGCCTGAGCAAATTCTGACACCTCGTCGTTATGAAGATAATACCCCTGACTTATGGGCCACCTACCAGCGGATACAGGAGAATCTGATTAAAGGCGGATTATCCGGTCGTAACGCCAAAGGAAAACGAAGTCATACCCGTGCCGTTAACAGCATTGACGGTGATGTAAAACTCAACCGTGCTTTATGGGTGATGGCTGAGAATATGCTGCAGATGGCAGCGTAAATACTTAGGTGTTCTGAGTGTAATTTATTGCTATCTTAAAAATCTTATTCCATTTACAGGTTCCATTTCCAAATCGGACCCAAATATATTATTGCAAGTACGAACAAGCCACCATAATCTGTTTACATTTAGTCTACATAGGTCTACCTAGTTCAACAAAAGCATTAAATTAATTTGCGGGTATAAATATGGGTACAAATTAAATTAACTGTTAATTATTCATTAAATTTCAAATTGTTATAATCGTAGTCGATTCCTGCAGGGGACACCAGAACACCATTTCTCTGTCCGTGTCATTAATTTTGCTTCTGCTGTGTTCCGGTTACAATACCGCTGCGATCACGATAAACATCCGCACTCGCAACGCCTGTTAAAGTCAGAAAGAGCAGACTGATAACACCATACTTTATTGTACCGGATTTCATTATCAACACCTCTGTGGTTATACAGTAATGAGTTTCACGTAAAATAGCCTGATTACGATAAGATCCTTTCACGATATAAACATCAGACTTACCTGATTCGGAAAAATGTCCGTGATCCCGGCAGTTATAATCTATCCTCCGGATAAAAAAGCCCCGCTGTTTAGCGAAGCTTTGTGAATAAAAGACTTAAAAACTGTTGCACATCACGGTGGAGTAGTTACCATCGCCGTATATGTTGGTGTCATCGGTGTTGTCGGTGTCCACGGTGTATCCGGCGGTGTACATGTCTGAGTTACCGGCGGACACGTCGGTTCCGGTTTTTCCGGTTCTTTACATTCACATCCGCGTTTGCATTTACAGCAGTTGTTAACCACAATACTGATAACCGTCTGCTCACCCTCACAGCACATTTCCTTTGTTACTTCTGTCATTTTTTAGTCCTCAAATAACATTGTTCCACATTGAACTGTTTAAATACACAGCACTACTGAGATGCCTTATAATCCGCTCCGGAAGCCCGTATTTGCTCAAACTCCCGTATTGCCCGTTTATCGTGATTACAGTCCGCGATTGTTTTCATCGCATCCGTCAGCAGCAGGATCGCGCCGCCGTAAGTCAGTTCATCCGGGATAACCGGCAGCGGGCAGTCAGCGAGAAGATGAGCCGGAACCGGCACCACCGGCGCGGGCACGAATGTCTCTCTCGTATTGCTGCAACCCGCCGGTAACACGGCCAGGCACAGAAGCGGCAGCACATTCATCCTCTTTAAGTACGGTTTTAATAATTGTCTTAACATTGATATGCTCCGCCTCCTCCGTCTGCTTTGCCCGGATATTGCTGAGCGCAATATGATGTCCCGCCATAAACGCCACCCGGGTCAGATTATTAACAGCCAGCTGCTGGTCATACTTATCTTTCAGTATCAGGTAATTACCTTTTACACCGCTGTACAGATGCAGTGTCAGCAACAGACAGGTCAGTATTACAATGCAGAGACCGGCCAGTATTTTTGTCAGTATATTCATGGATTTTCACACTGATAGTGGATAACGGCCGCCCGCGGATGTCCCGGCAGCGGCTGACAGTAATCCGGGAGTGAATACAGGTAACAGCCTGCCAGCAGGCAGGCTGTCAGTATGAGAATCGCGGCAATGATCAGCACTACAGGGTTGCACGACATACCTCACTCTCCGCTTCACGCCGGTTAATCAGCCCCTGCCACTGCCGGCCGCCGGCAAATGTCCAGCGTTTCATTTCCTCACAGGCACCGGCAATATCACCGCTGTTCAGTTTTCGCAGCATCGAAGAGCGGGAAAACGCCCCCGGGCCGACGTTGTAAACAAAGGAATAGATGGCAGCCCGGGTGGTGTCATCCACAGGAACCGTAATCATCGGATCAACCGCGCGGCGGATTTTATCCAGATCACGGTGCAATAGTGCCCGGCATTCATCCGCCGTATAAATCTTTCCTGCCTGAATATCACTGCCGGTATGCCCGTAACAGACAGTCAGCACCCCGGCCACATCGCGGTAGGGCCGGTATTCCACGCCTTCATAGGCCGGAATCAGCACCAGAGCGGCAGAAATTGCGCCGCCTGCTGCTGCGGCAATCACTTTTTTGCTCAGACTATTCTTCATGGTGATCTCCGGCTTTTATCTGAAACTCTTTCCGTCGGTAATACCAATTGATAAAAAATGTACCGATGGTGCAGACAATCCCGATAAGGACTGCCCACTGATCCAGCGATAACACACCCAAAACGGAAGTGATAAGCCCCCAGGTATATGCTGCGGGTCCGGAATATTTATCTGACATGCTCATATACACTCCCTTGCAGAGTGTTCCGTAAATATTATTGAAAGGTAAACTCAGATAATGTCTGAAATATAAAAATTAATGTAAAACCGTTTCCGGATCTTTATTCCTTACTGCCTTTAATCGTGAATCAATATCGGTAATCGCAGAACGTCCGAACCCCGGCGAAATAAAGGCTTTATTGACCACCCGTCCGCAGAATTTAATCCGCTTCATTCCCTTTGACGGACATTTCATTACAGGATTAGGTTCAGGTTCTCCCCTGATTTCACGGACATAGCGGTACAGACGCGTGACAGCATCCGGTGCCACCGCATATTGCGGGATATAATGCCGTCCCTGCTTAACCATCCCTGTTTTTATCAGACTGCCGATTTTATGCAGGATAGTGGTATATGTGCGGATAAAGATTTCAGATGTCTCTGTATATCGCGCAGCATCACTGTTGGTAAAGCAATCATAATCCCGGCAGGCCCGGATAATATTGACGTATATTTTAAATTTTTCCTCAGTCATAATATATCCTCTGAAGTATCATCCTGTAAATTACCGGCTGCGCTGCGTATTAAACGAAGCAGAGCCGGATGTCATTAAATAAAAATAATGTGCAGGGCAAATTTAAATAAAGTTACTGAATATAAATAGTGCCGGGAAATACCGGCGACCATCCCGCTTACGGGATGCTTTTTTGATGGCAATGCATTCAGCATGCCGGAGCCTGTTCACACACGGAGTGGTTCAGGCTGTTGGTGCGCATTTTTCAGCGCAGTCTGTTAAAGAGCGGGCAACAGTATCTGGTGATAGACAAATAATACCATAACTATTAAACATGTCAATATCTTTAGTATTGACAAAAATTCTGATTTTGGTATTAATATTGTATGAATGAAAAACGACAACTGACGACAGAACAGCTGGCAGACTGCCGAAGACTGAAAGCTTTGTATGAGTCAAAGAAAAAAGAGCTGGGTATCACCCAACAGAGCATTGCTGACATACTGAATATCAGCCAGGGCGCCGTCGGTCACTATCTTAACGGCCGTAATGCATTGAATTTACAGACAGCAAGTGTGTTCGCCACGCAACTCAATGTCCCTATTTCTGATTTCAGTCCGTCTCTTGCCGCAGAGGCGCAGGCACTGAGTGCCGCTATTGACAGCAATATTTCCGGCCTTCGCCCTTACAAACCCTCCCCGAGATACCCGTTAATCAGCTGGGTACAGGCGGGTGCCTGGAATGAGGCGAATGAAGCTTACGGGCTGGATCAAATCGACGAATGGTATGAATCAGAAACCCATGTTCAGGGGGCCGCATTCTGGCTGAGAGTCGAAGGCGAATCCATGACCGCACCAACCGGCAAGAGTGTGCCTGACGGCTCTTTGATCCTGATCGACACCGGCAAAGATTCCGAAAATGGCAGCCTGGTCGTCGCAAAGCTGACGGATTCTAACGAAGCAACGTTCAAAAAACTGGTGATCGATGGCGGCAACTGGTATCTGAAAGGACTCAACCCGACGTGGCCGGCCATGAAAGTTAACGGTGACTGTAAAATTATCGGTGTTGCCGTTCAGATGATGATGAAACTGTAATCATCTCCTGCCGCCCTCCTGCCGGAGGGCATTTTACTGTTCACAGACAATACTTTTAGTATTTATTTTTCGGAAAAAATAATACCTTATAATAATACCATTAGTATTTTTATGCTGATGGTTCAGAAATAAAGGGAGGTAAAAATGAGTTGCCGCGGATATCAGTGCGCCAGAGCCCGCCGGGCTGCACGCAGACAACAACTACAGGCGGAATACCGGCTCAATGCAGCGCTGAAAGCCGCCATCAACGGAGAATGCAATGAAAAACCGCCGGTTTTATCTCTGAACAGACGTCCGATGGACAGAGTCACAAAAGCACTCTCTGTCCGTCGCACTTATGCTGTAATTCGCCCGGTATTGACAACATTATCCGACCGAATGCAGTTTGACGTGTGATCCGAGGTATTCCCGCTTACGCTGGTTATCAGCCGCTTTGTAGCATTCAGGATACAGTGCCGCGATCTCGGCCATTAATTGTGCTGGTGTGTTAACTGATTCAATTTTTGATGCAAGAGCCAGTGCCATATCAAAAGCGACCCGCTCTACCGGATTATATTTTGGTGAAAAGATTTTATTTGGCAT